ACACCTGTTGATTTATCTTCTTTCTTTTTAACATTACGAACCTTTCGCATTTTCATAGAGTCGATATATCGAATCTCTCTAATGCCTGCTTTCAAGTTTTTATCGTCTACAATCAGGTGGTGGTACAGTCTACCGTCAATATACCAATTACGGAAAATGTCATGAGCACGATCGTTAAAGGTGAGCATATTCAAAACATTTTGAAATTCTTCTACAATCTTCTTCTTGATACCTGCTGAAACCTCAACCCGATCAAGGTTGACTTCTACTACATTTTCGTCGTCAGGTATTACAATTGCTTCATTAACAATTTCTTCTATTGCCATATCAACTTCAGGATGAGTTGATGCTTGACGATATTTACGAATTAGGTCTGCCTGATCTTTTACTTGAAGATCGGCATAGATATTCATGTGAGTGCCGTATGCATATGAAGGAGCAGTTACATAACCTGCACCATCATCGTCAGTTGGCGGCACAACTGATGCAGCAGGAAGCGCAGTTACAGCGTCCTGATCTTTTTTCGCTCGCTTGATCTCAAAACCAAATAATTTAATTCCGTCGCCTTCTGCCATATTTGAAATCTCAGTTGTGGGAAAAAAGGGGGAGCGAACTCCCCCTGCTCTACTTTACTTATATGACTTAATTAGTGTTGTCATTTGTCCAGTAGTCATACTCGATTGTAACAGTGAAAGTCTCGATTTCGCCAACCTGAGCGTAATCAAGATCAACTGCGGATACATTAGTTGGGAAAGCATTGACTAATGTATACTTCTTCACTTCTGTACCTAATTGATCGAGTTGTGAAACAGTCATTGGAACAGCATACGTTGATCCTGCATCATTAGACTGTGTACCTTCGTTTCCACGGTGGGTGTTTAAACCGTCCATCCATGCTTCAAATCCGTTACGGACTGTGAAGTTGGTGTCGTTATAAACTGTGATCGTCCAAGGTTCGAACGTTCGATCACCTGCCAATTTGACGATACGACCACGGAAAGGAACTTCAACAAGTCCCACAGTGGACGCTGGTAACTGTGCTGATCGGCACATAAAGTCAGTATCTTCAGTAGAACCACCAGAATATCCTGGGAAGTTCACCTTGACACTGAACATGTTGGCACGAGCACCGCCACCAGTCAACTTACCGCGAAACGCATCTACATTAAGAATTGCCATTTTAGTATCTCCTTGTAGTCGTTACGGGTTAGAATTGAACGCCAGAATTAGTGATCTCTTCAAAAGAAGCACCAGTCCGAGTAGCAACAAAGTTCAACGTGATGAAGTTGATGCTTCTGGATGGTTTAACGAATATAGTAGCAACCAATTCGTTACGATCAATAACTTCTGGAGTGTTATTAGTTTCGTCGCACTGAACGAGGAAATCCTGAATACCACGACGTGCTTGAATCTCTCGAAGGAGAGGTTCAACAATCGCCACGAATTCTGAACGAGTAAACTCGTCGTTGAATTCAAACAGGAAGTTTCTTGATGCAGCTGCGACTGCCTTTTCTATGGCAAGGAACAAACGCCGAACATTAATGCGATCAAACGCAGATGGTCGAGCAAGTTTGGTCTTGTCACCGAACAGAAGAATACCACGTCCTGGGAACTGTACGATTGGGTTTACACCTGCTTTGTACAGTGAATCCCTTTCCAACTTACTTGGAGAATAAGAAGTGTTGGTGGCGCCAACAATTTGACCTCTTCGCTCACCAGCAGGCGAGTACCAAGGACCAAAGTTATAGTCAGTGGCAGCAAGCAATCCAGCAACGGAAGAAGCAGCAGGGATGTGGATATAGTTGTCGTTATACTTATCATAGATTCGGAGATAATTATTATCTACGATCAGATAAGAAGATGCAGTAAATAGGTCTGTGGTTGCTAAAGTAGCAGTGACTGGATCAGCATTGTTTACAACTGCTGTTCGGTCTGGTGAAGTTACAACAACACAGTCCTTACGAGTTACGCCAGCAATACCAGCAAGATCGTTCACTACTGTTACTTGATCCGCGGATGATACCATTCCTGGAGCAATGAGGATGGAGACGTCAAGTTCTTCAGCGTCTTCAAACTTATCAAAACCAATGGCAATATCTCCAGTGTCAAGAGTTCCTGCGTCTTGCCCGCCTGACAGGGCAGCAGTAGCAGAATCTTCTGACCAAGATACGTTTGTGGCATAGTCAACAGTTGCGCCAGTTGCTGGAGCAGTACCCCAGTTGTCGCCTGTTGACATATTTACAGAGTCAAAATCGCCGAACCATACATACCGTGAACCGTTATTGAGTACAGTCTTGATATAGTTATCTGATCCATCAACGGTTTTAGCACCAAGGGCAACTGAAACATAAGGGAAAGTCTCAAGAACCGTGCCCTTTGTACCAGAAATAAGACCATCTGAGTCAACGACTGCGATATGTACTTCGTCGTTCGTTACCGTACCAGAAAGATCAGATGCCCAACCAGAGGTTCCTGGGATGCCTTCAAATTTATCGGCATAGGTCCAATTACTCCAATAGGTAGCAGTTGCACCACTACCAGCAGATTCACCAGATTCGATAGCGAACATGGAGACTGCGATAGAGTTACCCATTGCTCCTGGGTATTTTGCTACAAACATTTCTGAAAGTGCTTGAGATTCCCAGTTATCTTCGTTTTTGACTACTGTTTTTGTGCCACTAAGAGTAGCGTTTAGAGCAGAATCGCCAATAGCAACAACGCCAGTTGGGATTGCTCGGTTTACTATGAGGTTTCCAGAGTAACGCAAAAATTGCGCACAGGAGAAATAATCTACTGCACGACTAGCGTCTGGTGTACCGAACTCAGTTGCGAGTTCATTCTCGTTTTGAATGAGAGTCGGCACATCTACTGGTCCCCATTTGAATGATCCTACAATACCCGTCAACGAAGTATCAACATTTGGCACGACTGGTGTCAAATCGAATTCGCGAACTACGATTGCAGGAGACAATGATGGAGCTGTTAATGCCATGATAGTTTCCTCTTGCAAAAGAAATGATAAGTTATATTTCTCATAATAAGGACGTCACATAAGTGATCAATGCATATATTTATAGATTTCTATATTTAGGTGTAATCTTCTACTATTCTGTAATCCATAAAAGGATCTGTTTTTTCTTCATAACTAATTTCAGGAACTTCTTCCTGTTTAAATCCAAAGGGAGGCACATCTGCCTCAATCTCCTGCATACGTTGTTCAAACATCATTTTCTTGATATTAATGTCTGTCATTTCAGCAAAGAAAGTGGTTTGTACCAAGAAACCAAGCATTACCAAGTTCATTACCAAGTCATCGTGGTTACCATCTTTCGCTTCATAAGAATTACCTTTCGCCTCAAACGTGCTAATTTCTAAGATGGTGTTTTCATCAACGACTTCTAGTTTACGTTCCTCAAGCAAGTCTTTGAATCCTGAGCAACCCAGACGTTTGGTTCGACGAGTCATCTCTACTCCGATGCCACTAGATTTTACTGTTGAGGACATATGCACATTTTCATACTCACGTTCGTGATATAATCCCGTACAAACTAACTGCCCTGCATCATTTGACTCTATAACCACATATGCTTGATTGTAAGAAGTTGCCCATTTATAAATAATATCAGGGAAGAGTAGTGGAGAAATAAGATTGTTGCGATACACTGCTACCTGTTTGAAAGGTCTACTGCTAATGTCGATGACGTTAAACGTACTATAATCCTGCCCTCTCCCTTTACTTACGTCAACACACATGACGTATTGTGACCCCTTACGAGGTTCATCGTAAACAAGGAGATCTCCACCCTCAAGAATCCTCTTGGGTCTACTTGCCTTTAAGTTTAGCAAAGTCTCTGCATTGATAAGCGTATTCCCTGTCCCGAAAAACGTGTTACCGAATTCTTGATCAAACTGTATCTGCGAAGTATTAGAAATTGTCTCTTCTTTCCATGCTTCGTCGCGACCAGGAACGTCCCACCAGTCTACACGGAAAGGTTTATATTCATTTACACCTTGTACAGCACCCTCCCATATCTTATGAAAAGGATTACCGATGCCGTTGGCAGTAGAAGTAATAATCACCTTTGTATCTTTACCCGAAGAAACTACAGGATATGTTGAAGTATAAAACTCTGCTGCCCTTTCAACAAACGCAAACTCGTCAAGGAACAGTAAGTTTACGGACTGACCACGAATAGATGATCCGGAGGTAGCAGCGGCGAATATCTTTGAGTTATTACTAAACTCTATGCTGCCCTTGTTCAGAACTTTACATCCTGGTTGTAAATAGAAAGGAAGGTTTTCAAGCATAAGAGTTACACGAGATAACATCTCCCGAGCAGTTGCACCTTTGTTAGCGAGAACAGCAACAGTTTTCTCAGGATGAAATATAGCATACCAAAGAAGATACGCCACCGAGGATATAGACTTTCCGGATTGACGACAAGCAAGTACAACAGTGAAGCGATTATCATTAAATTGCTTGAACATTTCTTCCTGATATGGATATAACTCAAAAGGCACTAGACCGTCGTTTAGATTTATAATCTTCAAATGATTAGTAGCAAAGTGTGCGGGGTCTGCCATACACTTAGCATACTCAGCGACCTTTTCTTGCGTCCAATCCTCCTGCACGCCATCTTTTTTGACATGAGGATTACCAAGATAGTGAGTATCGTGTTTAGACTTGGTCGTGTCCTGAATCTGTGAGGGCATCATGTTGAGGAGTAATATCCTTTTCGTTCACTTTCTTCAACATGCGTTGAAGGTCGGTAGTTGAACCGATAAAAACATTTGTAGTTTCTTGCTTATTAGGCAAAGCAGCGACATCATATTTTTCTATCTCTTTCTTTTGCTTATGAAGATTCATGAGTTGATGAGAAACATCAGAGGTATCTTTTATAAGTTTAGCAAGAACTTCATATGCTCTTGGATGTTCGCTTTGTTTGGCAACTTCAATCATTTCTTCTACACCATCTCGTCCTTTACAGATCAGATCGTATAGAGTCTCTCTCGCGAATTCGTAATCGTTCTCTTTATCTTCACTCATATGCATGCGGCAAACTTATTGGACTATCACTATCTAGCACACTATCTACTAGAGTGTAATCAGAATCAGGAGAAATCGGTCTTGTTGTAGTTTGACTCCTAACAGTCTCTAGATACCTATCTGAGTCTAAAGAGTTTACGTCCATATTGAATAGGTCTGCATCTACCCTTGTAATAAGAGGAGATTCTGTCGGTTTTGGACCATAAAAACTAACCTTCATATCAAAAGTAAGAGTGTATATAATAGTTCTTCTGTCTTCCATTTGTCCTTCAAAATTATCAGTGAAGGCGACTGACTGGAGTATTACAGGAACATCTTCTTTTATATCTGGATAATCTTCAATGGGTTTAAAACTTACTGTATACTGTGGAGCAAAGTAAGGTAGTATCTGCTCTACTACTTGTAATGCGTCATTGTGTTGCTTGGCATAGACGTTTAACTCGAAAGTTATGATGTATGGAGTTGCTGTATAAAATTTGGCACCCTTTTGATTGTCTTCAACACCAGTTTTAGTAAAATAATTCATCTTTGGTAATTGGCGTTGTGCGTCATATGTAATTGACAAGACTTCAAAGGACATACGAGGCAGTTTAATTGCCAATTGTCTTTCGTTATCCTCACCCTGATTCATCTCGTTGATACGTTCTAAGAACTTACGAGCAGGGGCATATGCTAGAGGAACTTTTTGCTGGGCGTAAACATTGTTACCATCGCGACGAATCATGTATAGGTTGTTAAACATCGCACCAAATACTGCGACGCACTTCCTAACTCGCTCGTGATAAAAATGACCGCCAAACATTAACTAAAATCTCCGAATGGATTATCTTCACTGAAATCTACAAACTCTAGTACAGAAACATCAAAATCGGTGACGTTACTTCTCCAACCATCAGATGCTCCTGTTGGGTTAGCATCTCCTCCAGCAGCACCAGATTGAATTTGTTGCAGTTCCATAACTACAGTTGGAGTTGCGATTGATGTTCTTGCACCAACACTATCACCATTATATATTTGGCGAGTAGTAGTAAAGGTTTTATATTCTCCAGAAGTGTTGCCCACATTAGCAAGTCGCATTACATTATCAGAATCAGACCAGTGTACGACTTCACCAGTAACAACGTAATCATCGAATGCTTGAGTAACTCTTTCGCCTCTAGTGAATCCATTAGAGGCAGAGTCCATAGTAAGTTGCCACTGATATGAGGCAAACTCTTCAATATCGTCGATACCTTGATATGTACCAGTGCCAAACCGTTCTCCACTGTACTCGAACAGTTCTACTCTCATTCTGAATACAGGAAGTTGCCCTAACTGATAGAAAGGATTCTCGTCCTCTACTTTCATAATTTCAAAAGTAGAACCTGATAACGGAATATGAATCAGATCGCCTTCGCGTGGGCGATAAAATACATTATCTTTGGTTTCTTGGTATTGACGAATTTCACTATTGAATCTTCGGCGTGCCATAACCAAAGTAGCAGCGTCACGAATCTCAACGCCAAACTTTTGGAAGAGGTCGCCCTCTCCATCGTATCCTTCTACGTTCTCAACATAGACTTCTACTTTGAATGCGAATTTAAATTCTGAAAGAATCTCGTCATTAAAAACCATATCCCTAGACACAACTTCTCGGGGCAGATAATAA